TCACCTAAAAGCCAAGCACTAAGAGATGGGTGGTTGTTTCACGCTGCAGTGCTAGAACCAGAGGTATTCGAATCACAAATATTCGTAGATGTACAAAGCAAAAACACTAACAAATATAAACTAGCTAAAGAGCAACACGGTGAAGTATTTACTATAAAAGAAAAGAATGATGCAGAAAGATTAGCAGAAGCATTCTATCGTAACGAACCAGCTATGCAGATAATAAAAGGCTGTAAGAATGAATATCCAGGTGTAGCATTAGTACAAGGACAACCATTTAGAGCTAAAGCAGATGTTATATGTGATGACTATGTGTGTGATCTTAAAACTACAAGTAACATAAAAGGTTTTGAGCATAGCGCATACAACTTTCACTATGACGTGCAAGCATATCTATATACAGAGATATTTAATGTGCCTAACTTTAGATTTGTAGTAATAGATAAAGGATCTAGAGATATAGGTATTAGTAAACCTGTAAGCAAAGAATTTATACAAAGTGGTAGAGATAAAGTAGCATATGCACTTAATGTTTATGCAAATCATTTTGAGCAGGACGAAGTCGAACTAGACGACTATTATATAGAGATAAACCTTTGATATATTAAAAAATATTAATAATTTAGTAGGCTATGACAGAAACATACAAAATTGCAAAAGAAGTTAAGAAGATTACAGGTATTAACTTTTTAGAAAAGAAAAGACAAACAGAATACGTAGAAGCTAGATCATTCTTCGTGCATATATTAAAAAACTATTACAAACTACGTAATAGAGATATAATTATAATATTTAACAATTTAGGGTTTGATATGGATAGTGCGACACTATGCCACGCTATAAAGATGTTTGAAGTATACGAACATAACAATAGAAGAATGCAAGAATGGTTTGATAATCTATTTGCTAAACCAGACTTTAAAAACAGAGCGAATACGAGTGCATTTATTAAATCTAAACTAAAATACTTACCAGAAGATACTCTAGTAAAGATAGCAGCACAGATAGATGCTATGATAAAAGATGAAGTATTTTTAGATGAAAGTGAATGGAAGTACTAAAAAAATATAAAAAAAAGTATTATATTATTGATTAATCAAGTTTTTTCAAGTTGGCAAGGCGTGTTATAAGTGTATATATTGAGAAACCTAAAAAGCGTAGACCAGGAGTACATAGTAAGAACGCAAGTAGAAATCAGCCAGGCTGGAAAAAGAAATACAGAGGTCAAGGTAAAAAAAGATAATTATGAGTTGGGGTGGTAAAAGAGAAGGTTCAGGTAGAAAGTCTAAGGCAGATGAGTTACAGCTATTAGACAAGTTATCACCTATGGAAGATTTATTTATCCAAGTATTACACGATGGGTTAAAGAAAGGTGACTATAAGTTTGCACAACTATTTGCTAATTACTATTATGGTAAACCTAGAGAAACACAAGATATAACCTTAAACCAAGATACACCTTTATTTGAAGTAGTCGTAAAAGATAATGAACCAAGTACAGACTAATGTTGTATTTAATCACGCTTATAACTTTCACAGGTCAGATAAGAAGATACTAATAGAACAAGGTGGTTCTAGATCAGGTAAAACATTTAACATACTTATCTGGATAATATTTGACTACTGTTTCCAGAACAAGAACAATATAATAACTATTTGTCGTAAAACATTTCCATCGCTTAGAGGTACAGTAATGCGTGACTTCTTAGATATACTAAAAGAGTATAATTTATATAGCGAGAAGGATCATAATAAGAGTAATAGCGAATACTATTTAAACAACAATACTATAGAGTTCATATCACTAGATCAACCAGCTAAGATACGTGGTAGAAAAAGAAACTTATTATTTGTTAATGAGTGTAATGAAATAGACTGGGATAGCTGGCAACAATTAATATTTAGAACAGAAGGTCAGATACTAATAGACTATAACCCATCAGAAGCTAATCACTGGATATATGATAAAGTAGAAACAAGAGATGATGCTATATTCTATAAGACTACATATAAAGACAATCCTTTTATAGATAAAACACTTGTAAAAGAATTAGAAAGACTAAAAGAAACTGATGAAGAATATTGGCAAGTATTTGGTTTAGGTGAGAGAGCATTATCCAGAACACAAATATTTAGCTTTGTAACCATAAATAAAATACCAGAAGATGCGAAATTATTATCTATAGGTATAGACGCAGGTTATACAAACGATCCGACAGCGGCTGTAGAAGTATATCAGAAAGATCACAGTTTATATATTAATGAATTACTTTATAGAACTATGATGACTACAGTTGACATACATAAGTTTTTACAAGAATACAATAAATTTAATAATTTATGTTTTATGGATAGTGCAGAGCCAAGACTAATAGACGAGCTTAGAAGAATGGGAAACAATATAAGACCAAGTGTTAAAGGACAAAATAGTATAATGGCTGGTATAGATCTGTTAAAGCGATACAAACTACATATAACAGAAACATCTGTAAATGCTATAAGAGAGTTTAGAGATTACAGGTGGAAGAAAGATAAAGCTAATAGATTAACTAATGTACCTAATGAAGGTGCAGATCATTTACCTGATGCAACAAGGTATGCTACTTATAGTTTAATGAGCAAGCCTAACTATGGTAAGTATGCTATTAGATAAAAAAGTTATTAAATAATTTTGATAATTAAAATATAGTTATTAACTTAGTGGTATGAAACAGACATTATTAAACATATCATATATAGCAGTTATATTTATAGCTGTAATATTATTCTTGTTATTTGAGAACTTTATATTTAACCTGTAATGGAAACAAAATCATACAGAGATACTATGGTAGCTTTAAATCAAGTATTTGGTCAATATGATTTAGATTTCGTTAAAAGTCTAGATATATCACAGCTAGAAGATTTATTTATACAAGATGCATTTAGCGATCCGTATAAACATAATCATTATGAATTACACAAAGACAACGTAAACTTTAAAATAATAAAAGAACAACTTACATCTACGTAATTCTTTTTCTTTAAGAGTATTTTTCATATTAATTGGTTATAGGGAGTTTGTAGATGGCTCCCTTTTTTTGTGAAAAAAACTTAACTTTGTTATTATATTATTATGAAACTTTCTATCAACGTACCAACAGAGTTAAATGAACTTACATTAGGTCAGTATCAGAAGTTTATTAAAATACAAAAAGATAATGGCGATGGTACTTTTGTTGCACAGAAGATGATAGAGATATTCTGTGGTATAGATCTCAAAGATACATTTAAAATAAAGATAACAGACATAAACGAAATAGTTAAGATAATAAACGAGCTGTTAGATATAAAGCCAGAGTTAATAAACAAATTTACATTAGGTGATCAAGAGTATGGTTTTATACCAGTACTAGAAGATATATCATTAGGTGAGTATATAGATATAGAAAACTTTATGCAAGACTGGGAAGAAATGCACAAAGCTATGAATGTACTATATAGACCTATTAAACAAAAATATAAAGACAAATACGATATAATAGACTATGATGCTAAAGAAAGCGATATAATGAAAGATATGCCTTTAGATGTAGCATTTAGTTCAGTGGTTTTTTTTTACAATTTAGGAATCGAGTTGTCGAGCAATATGATGGATTATTTAACACAGGACCAGCTGAACAGCCTTATGGAAGATCAGCACAGTTCTCTAAAAGATGGGGGTGGTATTCAGCAATTTACGAACTCGCTCAAGGACGTATTACAGAATTCGAAAATATCACTAAAGAAAGATTATTAAAATCATTAAATATATTATTATATATTAAAGAGAAAAACGAAGTAGAACAAGCAGAATTAAAAAGAAATGCCAGCAAACGTAGCCATTAGATCATATTACTTATTAAGCGAAGCGCTTGAAAGCTCACTACTAAACAACAATATAACTAAGACAGTTACAATAGGTGATATATCAGATGTAGACTTAGGTAAGCAAACTATATTTCCATTAGCACATTTTATTGTAAACAATGTAGTGTCTACACAACAAACACTAGTATATAATATTACAGTGCTTGTTATGGATATAAAAGATACTAGCAAGTCAGAAGAAACAGATAAGTTTAGAAAAAACACAGACGAACAAGACATATTAAACACACAGTTAGGCGTATTAAATTTATTAATGCAAAAATTAAGAAGCGGTGATTTGCACACTACAGGATATAGGTTAACCAATGATCCTACTTGTGAACCATTTGTAGATAGGTTTGAAAATAACTTAGCAGGATGGAATGCAGATTTAGAAATAGAATTACCTAATGATCAATATATATGTTAAGTAAAATAGCTTTTAGCGATAAGTTTAATGCAAGAATAGAAGAATTCTTTAAAGCTGTTAAGAAACAAGCTAGACAGAATCTTAGTAAGGGTACAAAACTACAACGCAAAAGGCGACCTATAAACAACACTAAAAAACTTTACAATAGTATACAGTATAAAAAACTATATGAAAAGAGTAGTGGTATTGCATATGGTTTATTTATGGAAGATTATGGTGATTACATTGACAAAGGTGTAAAAGGTACAAAGAGTAATTACAGGGTAAATAAAAATACTCCTTATAGTTATAAAACTAAAATGCCTAATCCAGAATGGATAGAAGGATGGGCAAAAGCTAGAAACATAAGGTTTAGAAATGCACAAGGACAATTTACGAAAGGCAACTATAAACAAATAGGTTTTGTATTAGCTAGAAGTATTTATGAAAAAGGTATAAGAGCTAACAATTTTTTTACTATACCATTTGTTAATGAGTTTAAAAAATTACCGCAAGATCTACAAGATATATTTAGTGATGATATGATAATTGAAATGATTGAAGCGATGATAGAAGCAGATATAATTAAAAGAATATAATGGCAGCAATATTATTAAGAAGTCCGTATTACGAAACACATAGCCAGGCTTATGTTAGTCCTAACGTGGCAAAAAGTGCAACATTAGTATTATCAGTAGATGGTACGCAAATAAGTGAAATGAGTAAAGATACTGTGCTATCAGGTACAACTAATCAAGAAACTGGAACAGTATCATTTGAAATAGCAGATTTATGTAGAGATTATTTAGATATTACTTATGATAATACTTATACAGATCAAACAATAGCAATAACAGGTACTTTAACATTTAAAAGCCAAACTGTAGATGATATAAATACAGGTGCTACTGCTGTGACTGTTGGTACGCCTGTTAGTATTTCTCATAGAGGTTTAGATGGTTTTTATGAATTTATGGAAGGTTTAGGCACAGGGCAAAACAGCGCTAAAACACTTTCAGCTAATGATGTATTACAAGACAATACACAAATATATTTACCAGATAATACTGCAGGGCAAATACCATATTGGGATGGTTCAGCAATACAATATCAAGCATTTACTTCAAGCGCTACAAATGTAACAGTAATAAGCACTGCATTTACATTAAATAGGGTATGTAATAAACACACTGCATATAAAGTAACTTTTGTAAATAAATATGGAGCGTTACAAGACTTCTATTTTAATGGTAGAACAACTGAAAATATTAATGTAAAGAAAACTACATTTAAAAGAAATATAGCTAATAGTAGTTTTGAGTATGATAAACAAAAACACTCTATTAGGCAATTTAATACTTTAGCAAATGAAACTATTATATTAAATACACCGCCTATGAGTTATGATAGTGTTAATGAAAGTATAAAACAATTATTAGTTAGTGAGCAAGTATGGTTAAGAAAAGAAGAAGGTGGATCAGAACAAACTATACCAATAAACATAACTGATACTCAACAAACATTTAAAACAGGTGTAAATGATAAAGTAGTACAATATACTATTACAGCAGAATATGCCTTTGATATGATTAGCAATATTAGATAATGAATGATATTCAATTATATGTTAAAGAACCTGGTGATGTTAATTATACTAGGTTAGATTTATTTAAAGATGAAACTATATCTTTAACACAAACTATTCAAGACGTAAAAGATCCTGGAAAGGTATTTACAAACTTTAGTAAAACATTTAGCTTACCTGCTAGTAAAACAAATAATAAATTCTTTAAACATTACGAAAACTTTATACAATCATCAGATTATTCTTTTGATGCACGTAAAAAGAAACCAGCTAAAATAGAACTAAATAGTTTACCATTTCAAAAAGGTAAAATTAGGTTAGAAGGTGTAGATTTAAAAAATGGTAGACCTGATACATATAGAATAACATTTTTTGGTGAATTAGATTTAAAAGAAGTATTAGGTGATCTAAAATTACAGGATCTAGATTGGCTAGATAATTTTGATGTAACATATACTGCAACTAACGTAAAAAGCGCATTAGAATCTACATCAGGTTCTGGAAATGTAACAGTTGATAGCGTTACATATACTGCACCAACATTAGTGTCATTAATAGGTAATTCACAGAGAGGTTTCTATGATAGTACAAACACAACTCCTGCATATTATGATTCTTCTAAACAAGAAGTAAACGTATCAGGTGGTAATTTGTATCCTGCTAATTCTAACGCTTCTGGTTATTATTGGAAAGATTTAGTGTATAGTATTAGGTTATATGTAATTATAAAAGCTATAGAAAATTCAGGTGTAACAAAAGACTCAAGCGGTAATAAACAAATAATATTTAGTGATGATTTTTTTAATACAACTAATGTAGGTTTTTATAATTTATATATGCTGTGTCAAAGAAACGCAGGTAAAATATTAGAAGGCTTAGGAAGTTCATATACACCTAATGAGCAAACAAATAAATCATATATTAATTTTACAAACAATCACGAACAAAATTTATACTTTACTAAAAAAGAGTGGACTGTATATAATTTAACATCAACGCAACAGTTTCAATTTACTATAACTGTAAACTATACAACATCCACAGGTAACATTTATGTAGACCTTAGAAACAAATCAACTAATACACTTGAAACAACATTTACTTATGCAATAGGGCAAACAGGTGGAACTAGAAGTTATAGTATTGGTAATGGTACTTATGAATTAGTATTTAGATCAGATAAAACAGAAGTTGTAAACTCTTTTTCAATGAACTTAGTAGGGTTATTTGGTAATTATGATACGTCAAGTATAACTACATCAGATTTAGATACTGACTTTACGATACCAACACAAGGTTTTGCAATTAAATCAAATATACCAGATATAAAGATTATAGATTTTTTAAGCGGTGTATTTAAAACATTTAATTTAACTGCATATAAAGAAGATGGTAAAATATATGTAAAAACATTAGATAGTTATTATACAAGCGGAACTCTTAGAGATGTTACAGAATATGTAGACAGCACTACACGAACTGTAGATAAAGCCTTACCATATAGAGAGATAAACTTTAAATATGAAGATACTAATAATATACTAGCTAAAAATCATTTAGAACAATTCCAGAAAGAATGGGGTGCTGCTACTTACAATGATGATGGAACATTAGATAGCAACAATGAAGCATACGAAATAGTATTGCCTTTTCAACATATGAAGTTTGAAAAATTAGTAGACGGTTTACAAGTAGGGCATTTACTAGATGATAAACAATCACCATATTTAGGTAAACCAGTAATCTATTACCCTATACATAATACTACAACAGGACAAACAGCACCTAACATAAACTTACTTACAGAAATAAATGGCTATGATAATGGTGGTACTACAACAGAAGCTAGTGTAGAAAGTTATTGGATGCCTAGTAATACGCCAACTGTACAATCAACAGGTTCAGGTTATCCAGAATCTATACATTTCAATCTAGAAATAAATGAATGGTATCCAGAAACAGGTACAGATTATACAGACACCTTATTTGAAAAATATTATAAATCATATATAACTAACGTATTTAGATTTAATGAAAGGTTAACAAAGATAAAAGCTAGATTGCCTTTAAGTTTCTTACAAGAATATAACTTAGCAGATGAATTACAAATAGGTGATCTTACTTATAGAATTAATAGTATAACTACTAATTTACAGACAGGTGAATCAACTTTAGAATTATTAAATGGTAGAGAAACAGTAGTATCATCAGGTGTAGGTTCTATAAGTATTACTATATCATCATCTAGTAGCGGTACACCAAATACAGCTTGTGGTTATTCGTTAGATACAACAGTTCATTATAGCGGTACATTAGGAAACAATACTAGATTATATACTGATTCAGCTTTAACAACTGCATATACAGGATCAGGTAGTAATCACGCTTTTCCAGGTAATAATTATGCTACTATTGATACCAATGGTTATATGTCAGGCTATCAACCTTGTCCTACGTTAGCGCCAACTATGACGACTAATTCAAGTACAAATATTACGTATCAATCATTTACTATGAATGGTACATTAAACGTAGCAAATGGTACAGTAACACAAAGAGGTTTTTATTATGGAGTTAGTCCTACTTATACAAATAATACTAAAATAGCTGAAGGTGGTACGTCAACAGGATCTTTTTCACAAGCAATAACTAGCGGTGTAACTGCAAATACACCTTATTATGTAACTGCTTACGGAATAAATGAACACGGAGAAGGTGTAGGCACAACTATTAGTTTTACAACAAGTTCACCACCTAACACACCTACTGTAACTGCAGAACCTGCAGATAACGTTGGGCAAACTACATTTACAGCAGAACTAGAAATAACGAATGATGGTGGCGCAACAATAAATGGTGCAGGTTTTTATATGGGTACAGACAACAGCAGCCCAACAAATAATACACATTATGATATAAGTCCAGCGCCAACTAGTATAGGAACTAAACAATATGATTTTTCTGGATTAACAGATAATACAACATATTATTATTGGGGAACTGCAACTAATACTTATAGTACAACTAAAGGTATATCATCTAATTATACAACAGTTCAAACCAATGCAGCGCCTAACTATACAACACATACTTCTATACAATATTATGTAGATGATGCATATTTAGCTTGTGTTACTAGTGTTAGTTCTACTTATTATTCATCAGGAACAGGAAATACTTTTGGTGCAGGTTTAACTATTTATACAGATAATGGGTTAAGTAATTTAGCGCCAGATGGTTATTATTCATACCAAAATTATGTATATCAAATATCAGGAGGAAATGGTACGTTAGGTACGCAAACAGCTTGTTCTACAAATATTTATAGATTACAATTAAGTTCAGGATATCCGACAACTTATTATACTAGTTCATCAGCAGCTTGTAGTTCTAGTTATGGTGCAGTATATGCTTACCATTCAGGAACATTGTCGAGTGGTAGGCAAATGTACACAGATACAACGCTATCAACTTATTTTACAGGAGCAGGTACACAAGCATACCCAGATTGGTTATACCCTTCTAATTATGTAGTGAAAGCTAAAAGACAACATTTTGTAAGCGGATATAATATCTGGTTAGATTTAGGAAGTTCAGAATATGTAGGTTATATAAGTACGAGTGGTGTTTGGCAAATAGGGTACTATGATTATGATAATGGTGATTTAGTTTGTCCTTAAAAAAATAAAATAATACTATTATATATATATGTTAAATAGCATAATCGAATTATTAAAATACTCTAAAAGCAATAGCGAGAATATACAAATCGCAAAAGGCAAATATAAACTACCTTCTAGCATAAAAGAAGCGTATAACCAATTTAAAACTGAATTAAAATGGCAGTCAAAAAAACAATAGAGTTAGAAGTAGATTTAAAGAAGGCGCAAGACGATATACAAGATATTCGTGAACAATTTGCTGAATTAAAAGATAGTATTAAATCTGTTGAAGATGCATCTAAAAAACAAACTAAACAAAACACGAAAGGTTTCAAATTATTAAAAGGTGCTGTAGATAGAGCTAAAAAGGGAATAAGCAGTATGTCTTTAGCTATTGCTAGTATTCCTGTAAGAATAGTACAAGAAGCATTTAGTGCTTTTAAAGAAGTGTTAGGGCAAAACCAAGTAGTAGCAGATGCATTTGCAATAGCATTTGGTACAGTATCTAATTTATTTAATGATTTTATAAATTTTGTACTTAAAAATTGGGAAAAAGCTACGAAGCCAATAACTGAATTTTTTAGTTCTAATATATTTCCTGCTATAGAACAAACGTTAGGCGCAATTACTGCAAGATTTAGAAATTTAATTGAAAGTGTAAATGGTTTTTCTAAAGCTATTTCTAAAGCATTAAAAGGTGATTTTGCAGGTGCCGCACAAGAAGCTAAACTTGCTATAGATAATTTTGGTGATGCAGTATTTGGTAATTTTGTAGACACAGCAAAGGCAACAGAAGATGTATCGAATAAGTTAAAAGAAATAGGTGATATAATAAAAGAGAATACTACTGGTGCTTATGAAAATGCTAAAGCAGAGGTAGAACTAAGAAATGCAGCAGCACTAGCAGCAGCAGAACAAGAAAAACTTAGAATAGCTAATTTAAAAGCTGCAGAGGATCAAAGACAAATTAGAGATGATGTTAGTAGAAGTAT